CAATTCAAGTTACTATTGCGACGTTGTGGGCGTTCATATGGACGTTGCCGACCAGTTGCGTGGTAATGCCGACGAAGCTTTAAACATCGACACAAGCGCCACGGAATACGTTACAGACAACGTTCTCCTTAAGCGTGAAATTGATTGTTTTAGCATGGTGTTTGAAACTAGTTCCTGGACTGGCTCCAGCACGGGCAGCGATATCACAGTTGGCACTCAATGGAGTACCGTGAGTTCTACGCCGATTGCTGATGTTCAAGCTCAATCTGATGCTATCCTTAAAAATACTGGGCGACGGCCAAATGTGCTCGTTCTTGGTGGTGATGTCTTCGCATCGCTAAACAAGAACACCGACATTCTAGACCGTATCCGCTACACTCAGCGAGGCATCGTTACTGAAGACCTCTTAGCTCCGTTGTTTGGGGTTGAGAAAGTCATCGTAGCTTCCGCCATCAAGAACAGCGGGCCAGAAGGTGGAACTACTTCCATGGCGTTCGTCGGTGCTGATACCGCGTGGTTGGGGTATGTTGCTCCCTCCCCTGGATTGATGACACCTTCAGCGGGTTATCTTTTCGCATGGACTGGGCTTGAAGGCGTTAGCGCTGGCGGTGTTCAGATCCAAAAGATGCGTTTAGATACTCGGTTCAGTGACCGAATCGTGGGAGTTACTTCCTATGATTTCGTTAGAACCGGCGCTGATTTCGGTGCTCTATTCACTGACCTTCTAGCGTAATAGGATGATCATGCCGGGGGCTACCTATATTGCAAAGAGGCATTTAAAAGTGGCTCTTCCTGGACGTAAGATCGGGGACATCTCGCCGGGAGATGTTCTCGATCATCCAGAGGAATGGGCACAATTTAAGTCACTGCTAAAGTGGGGTCATATCGAAAAAGTAGAAATCCCGAGATTCCGCTGCAATGAATGCGAAAGGGACTTTAAGGACGGGCCTGGACTTAAGCGTCACAACACAAGGGCTCACAAATGACCTGGAGTTTCTCAGATAGCATTGCAACCGATCGTGACAAGGTGCGTCTTAAGATAGGCGACACAGACACAGACGACCAGTTGCTAAGCAATGAAACGATTGACGCCTTACTTGATATTCGAGCCGATGTTATTCTCTGCTCAATTGATGCTTGCCGCGCCATCCTTGCCAAGCTTGCAAGAGATATCGATAGAAGCGCGGCTGGTATGTCTGGCTCTCGGTCCCAGAAGACGCAGCATTACAAAGACATTCTTGCAAATCTTGTGAAAGAATCTGGCGGAGAAACTCGGGTTAAGGTTGGCGGGATATCAAAAGACGCTAACGATACCCTCAACGATGATTCCGATTTTGAAAAGCCCACGTTCACAGTTGGGATGAATGACCGCGTAAACAGTAGCGGCGGCTCAAATGGGGGTTGGTGCTGATGGCCGACTGGGAAAGCATAGAGCTTAATCCGGACCTCTCCGAAATTCTTGATGAGATGACAAAAAGAATTCCAGATGATTGGCTTCTCCCTTCAGTGCTTGAAGAGGCAGAATATATTCGAGAGCATATCGTTGAAGCGATAATGTCTTTGGCCAAGGGCGGCAAGGGCGGCTTGAGAGATAGCTATCAAGTTGAGCTTGTCTCTAAGAGTGACGACAGTGTGGACGTCGGTGTCTTCTCTGATCTTATCTATGCAGAAATCCAAGACACTGGCGGCAACATTCTCCCTAAGAAGAAATATCTGGCATTCCCCCACAAGAGCGCGAAGAGCTACGTTGGCGTTAGATGGCCTAAAGATTTCCCCGACGGACAGTTGAGTTTTGCTTTAAGTAGCAAAGATCCAGGGTGGACCGCATACCTATTTGAAAAGGGCAGAAAAGCGCCGGTGTTTATCCTTAAAAAAATGGTTACTATCCCAGGAATGCTTTACCTCGATTGGGCGGAGGCAGCATGGGAGGGTGAAGGCTTGGAGCCTAGCTTCGGGAAAAATATCGGTGTCAGTTTTGGAAACGCGGGGTTTCACTAATGGCCACCCCTACCCGGCGCCTCGTCCTGCAAGACATTAAAACGGCGCTTGAAACGATAACGACCGGCAACGGCTACAAAACCACCATTGACACGGTTGAAGCATTGGGAAAATCATGGGCTGGCGTAAAGCCAGGGCAAAAGCCTTGGCTAGGCATTGTGCCGCAGAAAGAAAGCTTAAAGTTTGAGTACAGCAACATCCGAGTGGTTCTCACCATTCTCGTGATTGGCCACGTCGCAGGGACAACCCAAGACGACAGAGCCAGCAAGTTGAATAATTTACTTGATGACGTGATAGCAGCCCTCAATGCTGATACAACGAGAGACAATAACGCAATATCAACAACCATTACATCAGTTGAAACGGACGAGGGCGCACCTGACGGTGATGGTGATGGCTCTATGGTTATCACAACCAACGTTGCATACTTCAGAGGGGTAGCGAGTTCATGAAATTAAGATACACAGGCGAAGACGGAAACCTAAAAATTGGTGGCCGAGGTTTGAAGAATGGCGAGGTGATTAAAGGAACCGAGGCTTTAGCAAAGCGCGGTGACTTTGAGCCCGTAAAAAAAGCACCAAAAAAAGAATCGGAAAAAGAACCGCAAGAGGAGACTGAATAATGGGTAGCACTCAAGACCATGCATTAGGGAGAAATAGAGCTTTCTTCTGTAAGACCGAATCAACCTACGGAACATTTGTTAAGCCTGCGGCAACTGATGCAGCAAAGGTTCTGAACTGCTCTTTTGATTTCAAACAAGAGCGCAGGAACCGAATGGATTCAAGATCTGTGCGGGCGCACTATGAAAGAATCACGGGGCGAAAAGAGGTCTCTTGGTCTGTTGATTCTTATCTCATTCCTTCGGGCTCTAGCTCAACCGATCCCGATCTTGCACCTTTGTTTAAGGCCGCGATGGGTGCCAGCTCTAGTCAGGTTTTCAGCCTGACATCTGGACAAGCCTTGGATTCGTTGTCGCTAATCCAGCAAATGAACAGTGTCGTAATGGAGTCGATAACTGGTGCTTACGTTGATACTATGACGATCTCGATGAGTGGTGGCGATGATCCTAGAGTCTCATTTAGCGGCGGCGCTTCAACTCATATCCATACGAGCACAACAACCGCAGACGGGGCAGGGTCCTCCACTACTGCTTTGGTTGTCGATGATGCTGATGCGATTGAAGTAGGTTCGGTCATTCAAGTTGGGTCCAGTGCCGATAACATCAAAGTTACAGCAAAGAATGGAACAGCCATCACGCTAGAGTCTGCCTCAAGCTGGTCTGATGGTGATGCTGTGATTCCTTTTACGCCCTCAGAAACAACCGCTGGCTCCCCAAGTCCAGGAATCACAGGCTCGTTGACTTTGGCGGGGAATAGTGGGCTAGAAATCGTTTCTTTCGAGTTGTCGCTTGCTAACAATATCAAGGCAATTTCTGATGAGGCTTTTGCATCAACGGTTACGGATTTCATCCCAGGCTTTCGAGATGTTACAGGTAGCTTGAGCGTGAGATGTGCAAAGGACCAAGCTCTCGAAATCGGAAAGCGTAAGGGGTTCGGCACTCGTGATCTGCAAATCGTAAGCGGTAGCGGCACGGGTAATGTCTGCACCATTGACCTTGATCAAGTTGAGTTTGAATTCTCAGCTTTAAACGTTCCAGAGTCCGAAGAAGTTATTATTGATTTACCATTTAGAGCACTTGCTCAAGACGCCGCATCTAATGATGAGCTAACAATTACATTTTCATAACATTTAAGGCCGGGGGCTATTATGTACAACGAAGAAGACTTCATTATTTACATTCCAGAGCTAGGAGATAACCGAGAACTCGAAGAAGGGGAGCAGGTAAGTTGCGACTTACTGCCTATGACGGGTGAAGAGGTTAGATCTTATCAGCGGGCGATGGTTGGCGTTAAGCCTTCATCTCCTCAAGCAATGCGTAAAGCGGAGGCAGTTGTTAAGAGGATCATCGCTGAACGGGTTATCAATATTGAGAACTACGAAGACATTAAAGGCGAGCCAATCTTGAACGGCGAAGAGCTTTTTGAACGTGGCGAAACTGCATTGGTTGATGAGATCTACGAGGCCCTATCGAGCATTTCAAAACTAAAGGCAGGCCAGAGAAAAAACTAATTCTCGCCGCTAGGTTTGTGCTTAGTGGCGATCCGTCTTTTAGCTGGGGCTGTTCCAAATGCAAAGGGGAAGGGTGGGAGCATGGCGATTCAAAGAGAGAGGCGAGGGGTTGCGACGGTAAACCGGCCTCAAATCTCGGCTTTGCCTTCGACCATTCACTGCGGCGCTGCCCGTGGTCGCAGATTAAAAGTGAAACGTGGGAGCTTCTTTCTTGGTGGCTTAATTGGCGCTCTCTTAAAATTCTCCCTTGGGGCGGTTCAGATATTATGTTGCAGCCTGCGGTTGTTCTTGAAACCTTTGAAATTTGCGAAGGTGAAAAGAATGGGCTTGAGAAGAAGAACAGCGAAAAAGCACAAAAGGGGCTAAGAGATGGCGGATAAAAAATACGGGATTATCCTTACAGCCAAAGACAAGGCAAGCAAAGCAATCAAAGGGGTTGGTGATGCGGCTGGTCACTCTAGCAAAGCAGTGAGAGCGCTCGGCACTGGCGGCGCGGCTGCTCTAAAGTCATTAGGGTTTGCGGCCATAGCAGTAAACCAGGCAATTGAGATTGTTAAGAAGTTTAAGGATATGATGGTCCTGGCTTCTGAAATGTCGATGCAGTACCGAAAAGAAAATGACCCACTAATCAAGCAATTCAAGGAAGCAAGAAACCTAGTGGGCTCCCTTGCTGCTAGGGTTGGGGATGTTCTTGTCGCTGCTTTTAGTCAAGCAACCAAGGCCCTCGGGCCAGTCATAAAAAACACTCGACTATGGCTTGTTGAGAATCAGAAAATGCTTGCAGCGGGGATTATCAATTTTTTGAAAAAGACGGCGCAAGTATTAACAAAGGGCGTCTCCAAGTCAATTTTGTTTGCCACAAAAGCAACTCTTGGCTGGCGGCTAATCTGGCTGAAATTAAGGGGAACGGTTGAAACAGTTTTTGGGAGCCTTCTCACAGGGATTAGTGAGTTTCTGCTATACATGGCCAAAATTGAAACAGAATGGGGGAGGGTAGATCTTGCAGCCAAGTTTGCGCAACTAGGTGGGGCTGCTAGAGGTCTTGCCAAAACGTTTAAAGCATCAGCGGTTGACGCCGAAAACGCTATAGATCCCCTAATAAAGCAACAAAAAGAACTTGAGGCCCGTGTTGATAGAATCAGTACTAAGTTCAAGAAGGGAATCGGGGAGGTTGCAAAGACAGCTGTTGATGGGTTGGCAGAGGGCACAAAAGGCTTGAATGTTACTCTTGAAGAAACCGAAAAGGCAGCAGAAAAAGCGGGGGAAAAAACCACGACAGCGGCAAGCAATTCCCACGTGGCATGGGCTTCTGCTGCTGGTACGATTGGAACATCAGTGGTCGGCGCTTTTGCTAGCGGGGGCGCTGCGGCTGATGAGATGGGCGATAAAATAATGGATGTTGTCGTGAGTACTATGAACGCAGTTGTTCAGGCGTCTATTGCCCAGATTGGTGCAAATGCTGCTGTAGCTTCTTCGGGAGCTGCTGCTTCTCAGGCGTCTATCCCTGTTGCTGGTCCCTATCTTGCCGCTGCTGCGGCGGTTGCAATGTCTGCACTGGTCTTGGCAATGAAAGAAGATGTTCCAAAATCAGCTAGATTCAATAAAGGTGGGATTGTGCCAGGTGTTGGGGATCAAGACGTTGTTCCAAGTCTACTCACTCCCGGAGAGCTTATCATACCTAAAGACATGACAAAGAAACTTCTAGCGGTTGCAAGGCAACCCACGGGGAGTGGCCAGGGCTTTTCAAATGGTGGGATTGTTCGTGCTCAAGGCGGTGGGGGAGTCACAATTAACTTTAATGATTCTTCAATTGTTTCGAGAACACCGGCAGAGCAAGATAAGTGGATCAAGGATCGACTACTGCCTTCTCTAAGTAGATTGAAGAGAAAAGGGATAATGGTCTAATGGGAGGCTCAAACTTATCAACGGCTCAGCTTGCTCTCGTCACTGCGGACAAGCCGATTCTTGTGGGAAGAAACATTCTAGAAGACTCTGCCCCTAGCACTTCTAATATCAAATGGCTTCCGACTAATAATCTAGCCGATGCCAGCGATACACATGCAAGTTTCCCCGCCTCAAATGCTTGGGACCGTTTTCTCAATGTGGATACAAGGCCCGACACTGCCGGGGCTACATGGAATCTTTCCATTAACCTTGGAACTCATGAGCCCTTTGATATGATTATGATCGGGGGGCACAACTTCGGGACAATTGGCGGTTTAACTGTAAAGTTTCAAAAAGCGACTGACGCGACCTTTGGGAGTGTGACTGACCTTTCAACCTGGACGCCTAGCTCAAGCAATAAGAGACTCGTTTCCCTTGTCTTGAGTGACACATCAACGGCTAAGAGCTGGACAACCACTCCTCATGTGAGAATAAATATCACCGGCACAAGTGGAACCCCTAAAATCGGTGAGGTCTGGCTAGGCCAGCGGCGGCATCTTCCTTACAAATTCAACATCGCAGCTCAGGAGAAAAGAACAGGCTCAGAGGTTGTGCGTTTTGAATCACGGAGCGGCTTAACGACGACATACACGCGCTCTAAGGGTAGGGCGTTCAGGTCCGGCTCTATAGAAATGGACGACGCTACCCATATTTCAGACGTTTCTAATTGGTGGGAAGAGTGCGACTATGGGTCCAAGCCTTTCCTTTGGATAGAAAATCCAGGAACGAGCCCTAGTGATTGCCATGTTATGACGTGCCCCCCTGAACTTGATTTTGATTTGACTGGCCCGTCTAGTCGAATGCTTCAATTGGATATGAGAGAAAGCGCACCATATTTGACGGGGGAGAGTTAGTGTTAACCCTTAACGCAGCATTCACAGAAGAATTTGCCAAGGCTGAAGTTGAAGCGGTTTTTTTGGTGGAGATCTACACCGGGAAAGACCATGCGGATCTTCTTTGTCTTTGTACTGGCGGTAAGGGCTTTACGTTCTCAACTATTGTCGAGCCTTACGATGGTGTATCGCTGGGCCCGGTCGATGTTTACCCCTTAGTGATTGCATGCACTCCAATCAATCAAGCGATGGACCCTTATGATAGGACAGTGGTTAAGAATAGCACGACGGTAACTCTAGCAAATCACCCGATGATTCGGACATTCATAAAAGATAATCGGTTGAAAGGCCGAGCCATAACGGTGAAGCTTGGCACCAGGGGTTTAACAACGGAGCTTCATTGGGCCCACGCTTTTTCTGGAGTAATCGAAGAGATAAACCCTAGAGA